CACGATCCCTGATAGTATCAATCCACTCATTAGCAGCTACTTTACCAGGACGGGTAATATCCACACCTAATTGAGTTTCCACCCAGTTAGCATTACGCTCAAATAAATTATTACGTTGAGTATAAGTAAGCTTAAACCCATCTGCATTCCTAGATGCACCAAAACCAGCAATTCGGTTATTTGCCCATACTTTAGTTCCAGGAGTAGAAGGGGATGCGACAGCTACAAAAGCAGTTTCTGGAAATTTAGCATCAGCTTCGTGATGATACCAACCGCTAGTCCTAAAGTAATTACTTTCTTTTAACTTACCTAACGTATCCACTGCTGGATCTGCTAAAGTAGCATAAACGTTTGCATCTTGAACCGATACAAAGTAAATCTTAGTGAGTGCTTCAATCACTCCTGCCATAGCGAGAATAAAAGCTTCAGTGTGATCGTGTGCAGTTACAAAATAATAATCATCGTCTTGATCGGAAATTGCAGTGATAACGTCGGCTGCTGCCTCAGTTCCTGTAAAATCTATCGTCAGATTCTGTTCAGCGGTAAGCGCATACGTATCTGTAGCTGTATTCGGAGTAATAGAAAGAGTAGCCGCTGCTCCTACTCCTACCACAGCTGCCGTAACATGATCTGCTACATCAGCGTTTGCATTTATCTGAGACGCAAGATCGGTTACAATCTCTTCTGCTGTATCTAAGGCTAATGCCGTATAAGTTGCAGTTACGCTGTCATTATCATTAACAATGACGGTAATATTGTAGACAGTATCTTCCGCAACATTTTCTGGGGTCAAAATACTGTCTGCTTGTCTTTTTCCTATTTTGAATACAGTTGGGGCAGGATTCTGCGAGAAAGCACTATTTGCAGCAATAAAAGCCGCATCTGTAGTCTCAAAATCTTCTGCCACTGCATCTAAGGAAGCATAAGAACGAATACGTTCAATAAAACGCTGATCGTCCGAAATAAATAGAATAGTGCCGAAACCTGCTTGCGTTACTGGTGTAGTTTGTAACGAAATGAGGATTTGGGCAATTTTATCCTGTAACGCCATGATTTCTCCTTTAATTAGGGGGCATTAACATTAATATCTAATGGATCGGGATCTCCTTCACCATGTAGTAATTCACCATCCAAACCAATAGAACTGATAAAATTTGTCCCTGTGTCTGGTATGATAAGCGTATCTGTAATCCCAAAAACAAAATTAAAACTTGCTGTTTCTAAAAATGTATCTGAAAGTAGGGTGGGTAGAGAATCAATATCAAATAATTGAACAACAGCGCCGCCGGTTACTTGCCTTATAGAATCCAATACTGTTTCAATTCTGAAGTATCCATACAAATTATTTGCAATTTCTAAGGCGTTTCCGCCATAAACTCTATAATTCATAAACAAATATTTATTGTTTTCGTATACTAAATTATCGTCATCGTCAATATAGTCCTGTAAAAGCCATTCACCATTCTCTGTTATATCGAGAATATTGATCGAAGCGTAGGGATAGTCTGGAATTGTGCCGTTCTGTCTTTCTTTGATAACAGCTGGGATAGGATTACCGGGAGGTCCGATTGTAGACAACTGTCCGTCTAATGCGTCTCTAGCTACACTAAGAAATTTATCAAGAATCGTATCTAAAGCTATACTCATCAAAGACCCCCATTAGTAGGTTGATCTTCACGTAGAAGTACATTTTTCCAGTGTGTTGGCACTAGCCCAGGTTGTTTAGACCAGTCTTCTACAGCAAGGGCGTAATAAGTTAAACCGTCTATTGTTGTAGTATCTGCCAACTCCTTAGTAAACTGAGACGCAGTATTTATCTGAGTTTTGGTATAAAAAATAAAAGCATCTGTGGCTTTTTTACCTTCTGGTAATATTGTTTGTTCTTTACCTTCCCGGAAAGGTTGTATATTACCTTTGGCAACAAAAGAAATAGGGGTTGCCTCTACCCATTCGCCATGTTCATCCCAATACCCATCCCCGCCATCTCTCTGAAAAGTTAATGTTGATTTATTTAATAATGATATTGCCACTAACTCTCCTTAATTTCTTTATTCTTAGATGTTCTATAAGCTACTTTCCGCCGCAAGTCTCCAGTATCAATTAGAGGACTATTTTTACCTTTTCGTTCCGCCGTAGATTCAGCGTTTGGTGCCAAATCAGAGGAGCCGAAAATTCTTTTCTCTTGGTTTCTTAAATATTTTCCTATAGCATCTAATAAAAATTTATTAGCATTTTGATTTAATTCCATCTTTCTATATTGAGAAAGTATTCTTTTAATACCTTGAGAATTTAGATTCAAATTTTTAGCGAATAAAATATCTAATACTGGACGGGGAGGAAAATCAAAACCGTTTGTTCTGGGGTTATGATGAAGGGCCATTAATTCCGGGTATGTATAACCAGAATAATGTTTTCCTTGTGAAGCGAAATGACCGACTTGCACATTCTCTCCGTTCAAGTCGTGGAAATTTTTCACCAATTTTTCTAATTGATTTCCTTTTTTCTTTACTTTTAGCTTTATCATTAGAATATTAATTTCTTCGGACATGGGCAGTCATTTATTACAAACTTATCTCCGGGGTTTATCTTCATTCCGATCCCGGTATTCAAACCTGTGTAACCAAATAAAGGACAAATATCTTTTAATGAATCTATATAATTCGGCCAAACATTTACTGAAGTTCTTTCAAACCACTGAACTTCTACATCTCCAACTTGTTCTTTCCGCTTACCAGCTGAATCTACCTGATATCTAGCATTATTTGCTAGTGCTATTGCTCTCAGGGACTTACAAAGAGCTTCAGCATAATATTGATCATCATCCGCAGGAATTTGATTTTGAATAACAAATTCAATTATCTGCAACATTTCAGCATCAGATAAAACATTTGATTCAGGCAACCATAATTTTGCATCAGATAACAATTGATCCCTGTCTATTGCTGCCATTATAATTCCTTATATAAAAGGACCACCCCAGTAATTTACTTTGGTGGTCCATATCTTATATAACCTATTTTATTAGGTTGTAGAGGTAAGGGCGCGGATTAGCTGAGGGTTAATGTCGAGATAAAGGACATTAGACTCTTGTGCCATAGTGACACCATTACGCTCATTTTCCTTACTCCAGGCATAGCGAGTCTGAGCAGAAGTGTTCACATAGGTACGAGTCTGAGCAGGAGCATAAGCTCGACGCAGGAAGTTTTCAGCACCTACAGGAAGTAAATAAGCGTCAGCATCAGCAATCATCTTGGTGCCAAGGATATTCGCACTGTAGAGGATATAACGCAGACCATCGAAAGAATCGAACCACTGATAACGGAACAAGCCACTACCAGAATTGAAATTACTACGTGGTACGCCCATAGATGCCAGATCCAGAGGACCGCGAAGATCACGAGCCAAACCTTCTTGTTTTTCAATTTCTAAGCGACTAGCGAAGAAATCTTTACCACATAAAACAATTGCAGTAGTCATGCTATTGAAAGTTTTTTCCAGATCAGTTTCCAGCAACTGCAATTGCTCAGTAAACGCTTGGAAATGATCAATAGTAGTGCTACCAAGATCCATATCAATTTTAGCTGGACGCGAAGTACCTATAATATCGGTGTAGAAGTTATAAATCGGCTGTGGTCCACCACGAGTAATGTTAGTATCAAGAGTGATCAACTGAGCGAAACCAAGTTCGTCGAACAAAGACCAAGCTTTTTCTGCTTTAGTATTCATCCGTTCGACGAGGTATGCTTCATCCATCAGATCCATACTGCCGGGAATCCGACGATTGGCATAATCTTTTGGTGCTACATTAGAACGCAAACCAAAGCTACCAACTTCGTAAATCATTTGACGAGGTTTATCTTTCTGAATATCAGGCCCATAAGCCTCGAATGCCTTACCGTCTGGCAGTTGCAGAGTATCTTCCAACTCATCATGTTTAACGGTATTGGTTTGTAACATGATATCCATGGTTTCGCCACCGAACAGGGCAGTAAGCAATCCCGGCGCGACTTGAGTCCTACGTACAATAGGACTGATATCTTCCATCTCAAAATCATTACCTTGAGCTGGACTCAGGGCTTTATCAAAGGAGATTTCACTTTGAGTAATCTTTACAGTCATTAATTATTATTCCTTTTATTAAGAAGTGTAGGCCGGAGTAACAACTTCAGCATTAGTAACACGAGTAATACGTTGTTTCTCTAATTGCGCCCAGAAAGCAGCTTGTGCAGTTGCGTCAGCAGTGCCCCACTCAATACCTTCATCCACTACACCAGCGTCTCCACGAAACAGAACAGTTGCGTCAGGATCATCGTTGAGGTCCAGATCATGCTTATTAAATCCAACACCAAATTCATCACCTACGGTCAGTGCAATCACAGAACCGTCTGGCAGTGGAGAACCCCCTGTGGTAATAGTGGCAGCAATATCTTGTGCTACATAAATCTCAAATTGAGAATTAGCATCTACCCAAATAACAGGAGTACCAATAGGATCAACATCAGTAGCAGTACCACCAAGAGTTACAGTTGCATAATTAAAACGGATATGAGTATCATCGTGAAAAGTACTGACACCTTTCAGCAAATCAGTTAAATATTTACGACCAGTTGCATTTACAGGCATTAGTTAGACTCTCCTTCTTTCTTTTTCTGGTAAGCTTGGATACGCTCAACGAGACTTTTTTCTACATTCTCGCCCTCTGCTTCACCGGATTCGCCAGCTTCTTTTTCTAATTCTTGTTCCAAAGTACTTTTTTCAGTAGACTTTTCTTTGGCTTTATTAATAGCCTCTTCTTTTTCTTCTGTCATTTTATCAAACGCTTTGACAATAGCTTCCCGACTTTCTTTATCGAGGTTGGCCAGAGCATCTGCAACAGATTTATTCATTTCAGCTTCAAAACCATATTTCAGAATACTATTAGTTGATTCTGCTACAGCAAGAGCTTTCTGAAGGTTTTCAAACTCTTCGCGAGTTACCATGTTTTCAGACATATTTTTATCGTCTTCCTTTTGTTTACTAACATTGTTATCTTTATCGGACAAGCTCTTGCCCAATGGGGTTGGTTCTTCTCCAATTTTTTGAAGAATAGCTTTTTGCCCTTCCGTCAAAGGTTTGACTTCTTTGGCCTTTAAGAGGAAAGGTTCATTCATTTCAGAACAAGCCCCGCCTTGGGAAGCATCAGTATAAGAAGCTTCAGCTCCCTCAAAATCAAAACGAATTTTACTAAGCTTACGTTTCGCTTTTGGTTTATCTTTTATTTTATCCAATTCACTCATCTTCTAACTCC